TTGTAAACGGAATACAGTTTATACAATCTACAGTTTCTGGAAATGTTGCTACCGCACGTTTCGCTCAAGGAATAAACAATTTAAGATACAATGTCACTTGTCGAATAAACACCACACAAGGTTTAACATTCGAGCGTTCTGTGATATTACCTGTTAGGAACAGATAAATGGCTTATAATTTTCTCGGCTTAGTTAATGATGTTAATAAAAGGCTAAATGAGGTAGCACTAACGGAAACAAACTTTGCTTCTGCTGTAGGCTATTACAGTTTAGCTAAAGACGCTATAAACTCAGCAGTTAGACACATTAACCAAGAAGAGTATGAGTGGCCTTGGAACCATGTACAAGCAGACTTGGTTTTAAATGCAGGCACTATGAAGTACTTTTATCCGACAGACGCTAAGACAATAGACATGGATTCTTTTCGTGTAAGAAGAGATAACACCTTAAATGTAAGCACAAAAAAGTTAAAGAATTTAGTATATGAAGAGTGGCTAGAAAAGTATGCTGATGATGAGTTTAACACAGACGCAAACATACGTGGTATCCCTAAGTTTATTGTAAGAACTCCAGGCAGAGAACTTATATGTCACCCTGTTCCTGACAAAGCCTACACCATAGTGTATGAATATTACACACTAGGTTATGACTTAGAAAATGCACTAGATGTCCCTGCCCTACCAGAGCAGTATAGGTTTGCCATAGTTGATGGTGCTATGTATTACGCATTTCAGTTTAGGGGCGACACACCAGCAGCAGATGTTGCTCTTAGAAAGTTTGAAGAGCAAATAAAATACCTACGTTCTATAAATATAAATAGAACACCATACATAAGAGATACAAGAGTACACTTTTAATGCCAGTACAATGGACGACATTTCCTATGGAGTTCAAGGGAGGGTTAATATCTAACCTGACTCCACTACAACAGGGTACTAACGCTGTAGGTTCTGCTACTATTCTACAAAACTTTGAGTCTGATAGAGAGGGTGGTTACAGTAAGCTAAAGGGCTACAGCAAGTTTAGTTCAACATTAGTTCCTGGCGGTGGGGATGTTCTTGCCATGAAAGTTATATCTTCTGGCAGAGTTGTGACAGCCAGAAAAATGGACACTGCTACTGTAACAGAATATCAAACAGCTACATCTACAGTAAACGGTGCAGTATCTTCAAGCACTGCAGTAGCTCTTGACAACAACACAGCCACAGCAGTTGTAAATGGCGCTGTTACTAATGGCACAACATTAACACTAGATAGAGTACGTACTTTTACAGGAGTCACAGGTGCTACTTCTTTAGCTGGTGCAAGTGCTACGTTTGACATAACAAACACAAACGGCACATACACAGCAGCAATAAATGCAGCAGGTACAGGCTTTAAGGTTAACGAAACAGTAACGGTACTTGGTGCAAACTTAGGTGGCGCAACTGCAGCAAACAATGCAACTGTTACAGTTACCTCTGTTGGCTCTAGTGCTGTTACATATACTAACCCAACACAGTCTGGCTATAGTGGTTCTGGTAGTAGTGCTACATTTAATGTAGTTAAAACAGGAACTACATATACCGTAGCTATCACTGCAGCAGGTTCAGGTTTTACAGCCAGTGAAACAATTACTATTGTCGGCACACAGCTAAATGGTGCTACTACTGCTAATGATGCAACTATTACAATAACTGGAGTAGATGGATCAGGTGGTATAACAGCAGCTACCATAGCAGGTACAGGTTTAGCCGAAGGTCCAATAACAGGTGTATCTGTTGCTGGTACTGGTGTAAGCTTTAGTGGAACTATCACTAGAGGTATGATAATAAGTGGCACTGGTATAAGTGGTACTGTAACAGTAAAAACAGTAACTAGTCAAAACAGTATTGTACTAGACAAAGCAGTATCTATCGCAGATAATGTTGTGGTTAGCTTTATTACTAATATAGTAGCTGGTATGTTTGTTACAGGCGCAGGTATATCAGGTGTTGTAAAAGTAGCGTCACTAACAAATCAAAGTAATATTGTGCTTGACTCTGCTCAATCAATAGCAGACAACACTGTTCTTACCTTTGGTACATTTCACTCTAGTCAGGTTGATAAAACATTATACTTTCATGGAACAGGAACTACTTGGTCACACGTAGGTACAAGCTCCTCTACAAATACACTAAAAGCAAGATATGCATCTTTTAATTTTACACAAGAAGATAAGACTATATTTGTAGACAGTAAAAGCTTTCCTGTAATATTCAATGCAAGCGGAAATACTACAGTAAATCTTACGGCTTCAAATAGCTCAGACGTTCAAGGTGCAGAGAATGTAGCAGTATTTAAAAATCACGCATTCTATTCTAAAGGCAGTAAGATATTTTTTACAGCACCTAACACAGTAGATGATTTTGCTACAGGTAATGGTGCTGGTACTATAAACATAGGCTTTGATGTAACAGGTATGATAGGGTTTCGTGATCAGCTTATCATCTTTACTACGGACACAATTAAAAAGCTTGTAGGTAATACTTCTTCTGACTTTAGGCTAGAGCCTATAACAGATAGAATAGGATGTATCAACCCAGATAGTATTCAGGAATTTGGTGGTGACATAGCATACCTATCTCCTGATGGTATACGTTTACTTAGTGCTACTGACCGTATCGGTGACTTGGCTCTTGACATTGCATCTGATCCTATTTATAAAGATGCAAACGAGTTTATAGCACAAACGGATACATTCTGTTCTGTATTAGTTAGGGGTAAGTCTCAGTATAGACTATTTGCATACATACCCTCAGTGCAAGCAGCAAGCGCAGCAGGTTTAATAGCAACTAAATTTATCGCTCAAGGTGGTAGTGGTATAGCTTGGTCAACAACCAAAGGACTCAAGGTAAACGTAGCAGACAGTACATACTCAGGCGCACAAGAAACTATTATGTTTGCAAACGATGATGGTTTTTGTTATAGAATGGACTCAGGTAATTCTTTTGATGGTAGCGCTATAGAGTCAATATATGAATCTCCGTTTATGCCCATAACAGACCCACAGATACGTAAGACAATGTACAAGTTAACTTTGTACGCACAGCCTACAGGTACTATGAATTTGGATCTAAACTTTAAAATAGACTTTGATTCAAAAAATGACCCAAGTATTGTTCAGCCAAACACAATACCAATATCCTCGTCAGCAGCAGGGGCTGGTGTATTTCTGTACGGTGCTTCTAATTCTATATATGGCGGTGCATCCTTTGGTGGTGTGCTAGATCAAATATATAAAGAAAACGTAATTGGTTCTTTCAAAACAATAGCAATGCGTATTACAGATAACTCAACAAATCCAACCTTTACTCTTGACACAGCAGTGCTTGAGTATAGACAAAACGATAGGCAGTAATTATGGCAGGTTATACAAGACAAGCAACAGCTAACATAGCTACAGGAAGTGTTATTGACGCTGATGATTTTAACGATGAGTACAATCAGATTCAGTCAGCATTTAATGCCAGCACTGGTCACACCCATGATGGTACAGCAGCAGAGGGCGCACCTATTGAAAAGGTTGGCCCATCCCAGGACTTAGTTGTTACCGCATCCCAAGTAAGACCTAAGACTAATAATACACTAGACTTGGGTACATCCGCACTACAATACAAAGATGGTTTCTTTGATGGCACAGTAAAAACAGATACACTTACTGTGGATGAAAATGCTACAATAGTAGGTAACCTTACAATAAATGGCAACCTAAGTTTAGGTGGTGGTGGACTAACTACAGATGCTGTATCTGAAGGTTCTAACAATTTATATTTCACTAACGCACGTGCTAGAGCAGCACTAGGTGGAGGTACTGGTATATCCTACAACACTAGTAGTGGAGTTATCACTTGTACTATTGACACTCCTGCAGAAGTAGGCTTGGGCAACCTGTCAAACAATGGTAACAACTTATCTGGTGCGTTTGTAGCTACAGGAAACATTACAGCATTTTCGGATGAACGTCTTAAAGAGAATGTAGAAACTATAGAAGGGGCGCTTGATAAAGTAACACAAATGCGTGGTGTTATGTATGACAAAGATGGCGAGCGTGGCACAGGTGTTATAGCTCAAGAAATGCAACAAGTTATGCCAGAGGTTGTACAGGACGGTGAGTATCTATCTGTAGCTTATGGTAACATAGTAGGTGTACTTATTGAAGCTGTAAAAGAATTAAAAGCAGAACTAGATCAGTGTAAGTGTAAAAAATGTGAGTGTGAATAATGACTCTTCCCAGTAGTGGTGCTATAAGTCTAAATCAAATTCATGTCGAAGCAGGTGGTTCAAACAATACACTCTGCTCTCTCAATGACGCTGACATACGAGCTATGATTGGCAAAAGTTCAGGCGCACAAAACAGATTTAATGACTATTATGGCATTTCTGCAGCCGCACCTTCTGCAACTTATAAAGGCCGCATACTTACAACTGGCAATGGTTTCCCTGCTGGGTCTGTCGTTCTAAGTTCTGGTACAAAAGTCGTTGTTGTTGCATTGGCAATGCCAGGGTATCAAAATACATATTGTAACTTAGGTAGTTCAGCTATGACGCTTGCCGCAAGTAACGCTGTAAATGGTATGTCAGCAGTTTATTATCTGCAGACCTCTGCATCTGGTTCGACATACATTTCTGGTAATGGTGGTAGTGGTAGATCGGTGGGTTATGTTTGGGAAATTACTGGATACAGTAGTTCCACCCCTTATTCAACAGTCGCAACTAAAAGTCCAAACAACACTTCAGGATATTCTCATACTATATCTCTTTCAACTCAGTATAATGGTGTAACTATTGGTGCAGGAGTTTGCGAAGATACTATTCCTGCGAACCAAGGTAATGTAACAGTGAGTAATTCTGACCAATTACTGCAAATTGATTTAGAGCTTGCTACCAATCACTACAGTTGGAAAGATGAAAATACTGGAACAGGAACAACAAGTCATGTATGTACGCAAAACAATCCAGGAAATAATGGTAGCCCCACTGGAACCTTTCACGCATTAGCAGCAGCGCATTGGAAATAGTATGACACCAGAAGAACTCGAAGATATGCTAGATCGTGCAGCCCAGCGTGGTGCTACAGCAGCATTGCGTGAGGTAGGATTGCATGATGATGATGCTCGTAAGGATATACAAGAAATGCGTAGCTTGCTAGAGGCATGGCGTGATACACGTAAAGGTGTATGGTCAACTATTGTAAAGATGTCAACCGTAGCAGTAATAACATTCATTGCCGCATCATTGTGGATGCAAATAGGGAAATAAGATATGGCTAAAAAATTTGCAGGGTTCAAGCCTGAGACAATGACTAACAAGATACTCCCAGCACTGGGCTATGACGGACCTATGGATCAGAAGTCTATCAATGCTTTCCTAGCAGCTAGTCCTGCAGCAGCATCTAAAATGGGTAAGTACACTATGGCAGCTAGACAGATGGTTGAAGGCAAGCCTGTTGGTGCTAACAAAGGTAATTTTTTTAATTACAGAACAGGTACGTATAAACCATTACATAAAATAGACCCTTCTCAAAGAGGTCTAGCCGCAATGGAAAGAGCAGGTAAAGATATATTTGGTAGAGATGCCAGTCCTAGAACTAGAAGTGGTGGTGGTGTCGCACAACCAGCAGGACCAGTTGTATATGGACCAGATGGTAAGAGGTATCCTAATCCTATTGCAGCACAGCAAGCAGGTGTTACTAATTATACAACAACACCACCTGTTAAAAATCCTGATGGTTCAATCGTTACTCCTCTTCCTGGTGGTGGCACCAGCACTACCTACACAGGCCCAACTGGTACACAAATGCCAAGTGGTTCGCTTCTATCAAAACAGATAGGTGAAGACCCTACTAAAATGGTAACTAGAGCAGGAGTTGTAGCAGCAGATGGTGGGCCAGCAGCACTCGTACCACAAGGCACAGGTCAAGCAGGACCAGCAGCACAAGCATTGGCTGGAGTAGTAGGACAAACTGCAACAGCAGAAGAAATTGCTGCTATGTCACCAGCACAGTATCAAGCATACGAATCTCAGCAAGCACTACAAGCAGCCCTAAGTAATTATTTAGCAGCACAAGGCCAGCTTGATCCAAACTCTCTTGTAGATCCTGCACAAATGAATCCTTTTGCAGCAGCAGCATTACAGTTACAAGCTGCACAGTTAGGACAGGCGCAAACAGTAGATGCTCCTGATCCACTAGAGGTATCACCAGATCAACTAATATCTGGTTCTGCTGTAGATCAAGGAAGGGTAGACTCTACTATAGCAAAGAACGAAGCTGCATCTGTAAAGACTGAGCTAGATACTTTGATGCAGGACTTTCAAGGTGGTAATCCTCCCTCATGGGCAGCAGGTGCTATGCGTAATGCAGCAGCAGCAATGGCTGCACGTGGATTGTCAGCTTCTAGTATGGCAGGTATGGCTATCGTACAAGCAGGTATGGAAGCAGCCCTACCCATTGCACAGATAGATGCATCCAACAAACAGGAAGTAGCTTTACTTAATGCTGAACAACGTGCCACCTTCTTAGGCATGGAGTTTGATCAAGAGTTTCAAACTAGAGTAAGGAATGCAGCACGTATATCAGAGATAGCTAACATAAACTTTACTGCACAACAACAGATAGCACTAGAGAATGCTAAGATGGCGCAGACTGTAGACTTAGCTAACCTAGATGCTAGACAAGCAAAGGTCTTAGCTGATGCAGCTACGCTCTCACAGATAGACTTGGCTAATCTAAACAACAGACAGCAAGCTAACATACAGAATGCTAAGTCATTCCTACAAATGGACTTGGCTAATCTAACTAATGAGCAGCAAATGCAAGTTCTTAAAGCGCAAGAAACTTCTCAGTCTATACTTAGTGATGCTGCTGCAATTAATGCTGCAAAACAATTCAATGCTACATCTGAGAATCAAACCAATCAGTTCTTTGCAGGACTGGGTTCACAGGTACAAAGATTTAACGCAGAGCAGATTAACGCTATCAACCGTTTCAATGCTGGAGAGGTCAATGCTATTTCCCAATTTAATGCTGCACAGACTAATGCACGTGACCAGTTCAATGCACAGAATCACTTAATAGTTGCACAAGCAAACGCTGCATGGGCGCAAGCTATTACTACAGCAGCTAACGCAGCAGCTAACCAAGCAAACAGAGATGCAGCACTAGTTGCAAACAATCTTACATCTACAATGTATAATAATGCTATACAACGTGAGCGTGATCTGCTAGCATGGGCATGGCAGTCTGGCGAAAGCGAAAGAGACAGAATAACAAAAATAGCAGAGGCACAGATAGACGCAAGTGGACAATCAGAAACACTACTCGAAACTGCTGCTGGTGGCTTTATTGGTGAGCTTGTTACAGGCGCAGCCGCTTATATCATCGGTAAGTACTTACCATTTAAGAAGTAAAGGTATAACAATGTACGATCCAAAGTTTTCGCAGAAACAAATGTATGATCAGTATGGTAGGTCACGTCCATCTACTAAAAGGACAGACCCTAAACCATCTAGGTCTAGTGGTTTCAGTGGTATGGGAGCAGACCCTGCAGAACGTTTTGGCGGTAGTCCTACAAAAGGCATAGGTGCTAAACCAGTGTCAAGACCTTTTGAACGAGGTAGTACATATGATGAAGTTCCTACGCCTACACCAAGTAAACCTAAAGATCCATCCAATATAGAAAAAGTAAAAAATAAATTTATTGACTTAATGAAATCATTTGGTGCAGAAGATCCAAAGGAAGAAAAAGTAGATGGTAAGGCCGTATATAAAGGGCCAATGTTTACTAACACACCTATAGATATTGATGCTCAGATGGCTAGGATAAGGGATGCAGTAGATTACAGTAAAGCACCACCTCTTGTTTATACGGCTTATGGTAGTACGTATGATGAAATACCACCTTTTAGCGCTAATAAAAACTTAGTTAAGAATGCTGTCAATACTTTCTTAAAACAAAGGGGACTAGGTGGCAAAGAGTACACAATAAAAAGAGGAGATACTCTATCTGAGATTGCTCAAAGAGAAGGTGTTACTGTAGATGACTTAGTAAAGATAAATAAAATAAAAGATAAAGATCGTATATACACAGGTGAAACTCTTATTATACCACCAACTCAAGAAATAGAAAGAGTAAAAGATCTTGTTGATAGCGTAGACCCAGACGCACAGTTCTCTCAGTCTGGTGTACCTATGGATCAACGTATATTTGAACCAGAGCTAGGCTATGATGAAATACCTTTACCCTCCCAAGCAACAGTAGATAAAAAGATTGCAGGGCTAGGTGCTAGACCAGAGGTTACTGTTACTGAGCTTGATGATACCTACGTAGCTGCAGAGGATACCACTAGAACATCTGACACACCATCTGCACCAACACCTGATTATGCAACTATGAGCTTTGGAGAAGCAGGTAGACCTGATACTGGTGATGGTATAATGACAAAGCCAAAACTTCGTCCTGGAACTAAAAAATCAGAGAAAGAACTAGTACAAAGAACTCTTCAAGACTTGGGATATGGCACACTCGAAGACAAAAAGGGAAACTTTGATGGTATAATAGGTAAAGGTTCACAGAGAGCTATAAGAAAGTTTCAAACACAACATGGCCTAGCACCTACAGGTGATCTTGATCAAACAACATATAATATGATAATATCAGGTGAATCTGATGCATACCCTGATCCAAGGCAAGAGATACCTGCAGATCAAATAGAAAGTATTACGTCTGATGTAGGTGATTTTGAAGTAATGAAGAAAGCTTTAGCTAAAATAGAGAGTGGTCCACACGGTTACACTGTATATAAATTTGATATAAAAGATAAAAAAGGAAACATAATACACAAAGCTGGAGATCTTTTATATGGTGGTTCAGGAAACCATTATCTTGGTAAGTATCAGATGGGCGAAGATGCTTTGTCTGATGTAGGTGTAGGCTACAGTAAAGCAGAAAGAGAAGCATTCCTAAAAGATCCTGTAGCTCAAGACAAAGCTTTTAAAGAGTATACAGAGAATAACCATAAGAAACTAACTAGGGAATCAGAACGTTATAGAAATATGACTAAAGAAGAAAAGCTAGGTGTATTGGGCTATGCTCATAACCAAGGCGCTACTGCTGCAATAGAGTGGTTATTTACAGGAGTGTCTGGTGCAGATGCAAACGGAACTAAAGGAACTAAGTATACTACTAAAATAGCAGAAGCTTTTGCTGACCCTAGTGCTGCAGCAGTTAGAGAATTTTATGAGGTTACACCGTAATGTTTGGACTACCACTAGAACTAATAACAATGCTTGGCTCTACCGTACTAGGTGGAGTGATGTCCATATGGGGGCAGAGCATGAAGATGAAACAAGAGCAGAACAAGATGCTCATGGAACGTGCCAACGCAAACGCAAGCTTTGTAGCTGACGCACGTAACGCAGGAAAGAACGATAAACACTTTGCATGGACAAGAAGACTTATTGCATTATCTGCAGTCTTTGCTATAATAGTGTTGCCAAAGCTGGTTGCTGTGTTCTACCCTGAAGTAGGCGTATACGTAGGCTACACTGAGATACAGGTAGGCTTCTTAGATTTTATCTTCGGGCCAGGCCAAGAGGTAGTCAAGTGGCAGTATGCTGAAGGATTTGTGATAACACCACTAGATACACACATTGTGTCAGCTATTGTAGGCTTATACTTTGGTGCAGGATTTACTAAGTAGGATAACAAAATGAAGACAATAGCTATATTTGATCAACCAATTCCAGGCCAGTCTTTGACAGGTGAGCCTAAGAATAATCCTTGGGAGCAGCCAGCAGAAATCTCTAGTGTAGAGGATGCTGTTGCTTATTACATAGAGGGCATGGCTAACCAAGATGTTATAGATGATCTTGCTGCTTGTTGTGAGGCAGGGCTGTCCCTCAAACCTATAGTAAATACTATTGTAAGTGCATCAACTATGAGTGGTATTCACTCAGTGGACGTGGGTATGCTAGTTAAGCCAGTCATACATGAGTTCTTGAAACAAGCCATTACAAGTATGGGAGTAGAGGTTAAGGATGATGGTAAGGACTATCAGAAAGAAGCTGAAGAAAGAGAGCTACAACGTTTTCAAGCTATAGTAGGTTCATACCTAAGTGATAATCCTGATGATGGCACAGACCCAGGAAAGAGAATGTTAAGTGAGTTGGTTGAAAAACAACCAGAGGAAGAAGACACACCAGAGGACATACCAGAAGAGAAGCCTAAAGGCTTGATGGCGAAAGGTTAAGAATATGGGATTTGATTGGAAAGCTTTTGGAGCAGCCTTTCTGGACAAGCAGACAGAGGGTATCAGAAAAAGAAGACTAGATGCTGAAGAGTATAAAGAAGAGCAGGAAGAGCTAGCCCAAGAAAACAAAAGAGAAATAGCTAAGAGAAGACTTCTAGCAGGTGAGTATGGATCTCTAGCTAGAAAAGCTATGGACCTTGGTGCTACTAAAGAGCAAGTTATGGCTGCTATGGGTTCTGGTGCGCTCGGCATAAAAACTTTCTATGATAAACTACTAGCTGCAGCAAATCAAAAAGGCATGAAAACACTTGGTCCTGCTGATGTAGAGCAAATTATAAGTATGCCAGAAATATTTGAAGTAAACCCTGACTTCGTAGACATGAGTCTTCAACAGATGGCTGACATACAATATGGTGCTGCCTTAATGCCTGGAACTGAAACAGCCGAAGTTGAAACAAGTGGCAATATACTTGCTTCTATGTTTGGTACAAACGCTATGAGTCAGGCAAAGAAAAACCTACAAGACAGAACGTTTATGGGTAAGATGTCCATAGCTGATGTAAATGAACTTGCAAGACAAGGAGAATATAATTCTTTATTTCCTAACTTGGGTGTTAACTTTTTTGACAAAGACTTTTATGGACCAGCAACAGCAGGTGATTTCCTAAAAACTATTAGTGA